ACATACCCCACTTCACAGGAAACGGGATTTGTTGATTTTGTGTGCTATGACGGATTCAGATTATTCTTTAATTCAAACGTCACAACAGTAACTGGTGCAACTGCTGGACAAGATACTGGAACACGCATTGGCAAAATTCTAGACATGGTTGCATGGCCACCCTCACAACGTTCAATTCAAACTGGAAACACGACTTGTCAAGTTGATCCAGGTGGAACTCGTTCTGTTCTTCAAGCCTGTTCTACTGTGGAATTTACAGAACAAGGCGCGTTCTATATTGACAAAGAAGGCAAAGCTGTTTTTAAGAATCGTCAATATGTTGTTGATGCTCAATCAGCTTCTCCTACTAAGTTTTCAAACGTGAGCGGTTCATCTGATATTAACTATTCAGGGATTCAATTTGCGTTTGATGACAAAACCATTGTGAACTCAGCAACTGTCACTAGAGTTGGTGGAACTGCACAGACTTATTCAGATGCAACTTCTATCGCTTCTTACTTTACTCACGCTGTTACTGCACCAGAAATGTTGATGCAGACGGACGCGAATGCTTTAGCTCTAGCAACCGCCTATGTCGATTCTAGAAAACAGACCACCATCCGCATTGACTCAATTACTTTGGACTTGGTTACTTTGTCATACGGAGCAGGCATCATTGCAGCTCTTGATCTTGATTACTTTGACACTATGGAAATTACCAATGATGGTCAAGGTGGATCAACCATCGTCAAAACCCTGCAATGCCAGGGAGTTGGACATGACATCACCCCTAACACCTGGCAGACAGTTTTGACCACGCAGGAGGCTTTACTCGATGTTATGTACTAGAATTGACCCTATGAAAGAGGTGTGCTAATGGCTGTCGGACTACCAATGAAAACGACCTATGCAAATGGAGATGTGTTTTCCTCATCGGATGTCAATGACATTACAGGAACTGTAAACCTCGTAGGTCAAACCAATAACTTCTACGCTGGCAAGAATAAAATTATAAATGGTGATTTTGGCGTATGGCAACGCGGCACATCTTTTACAGTTACTTCTCAGGTTTATACTTCTGATCGTTGGCTCATAAACCAAAGCGGCGCAGGTTCACCTACTACATCACAACAGACTTTTACTCCAGGAACAGCACCAGTATCAGGATATAACGGAACTTATTTCTTACGTATGGCTAATGCGGTTGGTACTACATATTGTGAAATTCAACAGAGAATTGAAGATGTTCGTGTTTTTGCTGGTCAATCGGTGACTTTATCCTTCTGGGCTAAAGCAACTTCATCTATTACTATGCAACCCTTATTTAGACAAAACTTTGGTACAGGCGGGTCATCTTCGGTGGATACAAATGGCTCAACCGTAACTCTTACATCGTCTTGGGTTCGATACACAGTATCTGTGACAATTCCTTCAATTAGCGGTAAAACTATTGGAAACAATACAAATCGACTTGAAGTGTATTTATATTCAAGCGGTGGAACTGTTGCATCAAATTCCGTAGATATTTGGGGAGTGCAATTAGAGTCAGGTTCAACAGCCACAGCCTTCCAAACTGCAACAGGAACTATTCAAGGTGAATTGGCTGCTTGTCAAAGGTATTATTGGAACATATCAGGCAACAATCAATATGTAGGTGTTGGATACAATCAAAGCACTACTGAGATGAACGTTGGAATTGTTAATCCTGTCGCAATGAGAACTACTCCAACTTTAACAGTAGCAACTGGTACAGATTATTATGGCTTCAAAAGAAATGGCGCAGATGATAATTTCAATTCTTTAACAGGAACCGCGTCTTTTGCATCCGTAACTGGTCAAATGTTGTATAACAGCACAGAAATATCAGGAACGGCAGGTCAGGCAGGAACAGTAAGAACAAACAATGCAAGTGCCAAAATAGAGTTTAGTGCGGAGTTGTAATGACTAAAGAATATACAATCCTTGAAGATGGAATTATTCAATACCAAGAAGATGGCAAATTGGTATCTATTCCTTGCGACCCTGCTAATTCTGATTATCAGGCATATCTAAAGAGTCTTGATGAAGCCGCTACTCTGTAAAGCAGGTCAACAACTTCGGGAGCAGATTGATGATTCTTTTCCAGACCGCGATAGAAAATCCGATGGTTGGATAGGCGATGCTAGACACGCTGCAACGCCATCAGATCATAACCCTGATTATTCCGATAAGAATAGTCAATGGGCAATGGTTCGGGCTATTGATATTGACAAAGACCTCGGCGGGGCAGCCAATAATTCCGACTATCTTGCCGATCAGATTCGACTATGTGCCAAGAATGGTGACGAACGAATTGCCTATGTTATCTTCAAAGGTCGCATTGCCAGTTCTAAAAAGAATTTCGCTTGGAGAACTTATTCTGGTTTTTCTCGCCACGACCATCATTGCCATATCAGTTTCACTAAAGAAGGCGATCAGAATGGTCGCTGGTTCGACATCCCGATGTTAGGAGCAAACAAATGAAAGACCTTAAAACAGCAGCAGGCTCATGGGCTAGAGCATTTTTAGTAGCAGTTCTATCACTTGCGGCTGCTGGCGTGACAGAGCCAAAGGCATTACTTGCTGCTGGACTTTCATCATGCTTGCCACCAGTAATTCGTTGGTTGAATCCTAACGATCCGAGCATGGGCATTCAGAAGTAATGAGCGCCCTTAACTGGGCGGCTCTTGCAGTTGCAATCATCTCTATCGTTACTGGCTTTGTTGGATCAATTCGCTGGCTAGTGAAGCATTACCTTAATGAACTTAAAACCAATGGTGGAAGTTCTATGCGTGATGAATTTAATTTAAGAATTTCTGCTTTAGAAGCGCGTGTTGAAACTGTGATTCGCATATTAGAGAGGTGACACTTATCTCATGGCAAGAAAAGCAACTAAGAAGCTTGTGGATGAAGGCTATTCCGCACTAGACGCTTGGGCAATTGGAGTGCATGAAATGTATCGTGCATTGCGCCGTGCGGGTTTCCCAGTTGATTTGGCACTTGGCATAGTTACAGAACCGCAGGCTTATCCTAATTGGATTCTTCCATCGCCTATCAACCCAAACATCCCAGAGCCAGACTGGTATGAGGATGAGGATGAATGAAGAGAACTCTCGTATGGCCAGATTTACAATGTCCTTATGAAGATGAACATCTTGTACGAAATTTCGAGTTATTTGCAAAAGCGTTTAAGCACGATTCTGTCGTTACTATTGGAGATGAAATTGATCTCCCACAAATAAGTCGTTGGAGTGAGAATTCTCCTGGATGGTATGAGCAGACACTAGCTGACGATAGAGACCACACAGTTGAAGTCTTGTGGCGTTTAACACAATACGCTAAGGAAGCCCACGCCGTTCGTAGCAATCACACGGATCGCTTATACAACGTCATTATGAAAAAGATTCCTGCATTCTTGTCATTGCCAGAACTTAAGTTTGAGAAGTTTATGAAGCTCGATGAACTAGGCATTCAATTCCACAAAGAGGCTTACCCAATCGCTCGTGGGTGGATAGCCGTTCATGGTGATTTAGGTGGATTAAATCCTAACCCTGGAATGAGCGCATTGAACCAAGCTAAAAAGGCAGGCGTGTCAACCATTATGGGTCACACGCATCGCGCTGGCAGGAGTGCCGTTTCTGAGGCCTACAATGGCTCTGTGAGGCGCGTTCTGCATGGAGTTGAGGTAGGACATGCGATGAACGTAAAAGCCGCTAAATACGTTTCTATGCCTAATTGGCAGCAGGCTTTCGCCATTGTCACCGAGATAGGCAAGAATGTCCAGGTGGACTTAATCTACGTTGAAAAGGACGGTACTTTTGTTGTGTCAGGTAAGAGATACGGGCGCGCTCGGTAACGACATCCTTAGGGATGTGGATGACCAAATGGATGACTCAGAATTGTTACCATTTCGTTATCAAAATATGCTTGCCAAAGGCAAATAAACTGCAACACTAATCCTGTACTCGATCAAGGGCATCGAGACATTAAGGAATAGAAATGAACGCTACAACCACAGCTAACATGGAAATGGCAGAGGACTTTGAAAATCTGACAGAAACATCCATGCAGTTCAAAGGCAGTAACTGGGAAGCGCAAGATGGTCGTTTTGAAGGCCAGGTAGATTACTCTCTCAAGTACATTTATTGGTTTGATAATTATGCAAATCTCATGGCAGGTCGAACAATCCTCAAGCAATTAGGCGATGACTTTGTTGTCCTGTTTGATGAGGCGCTAGGTCAATGGACAATCATTACTGATTACAAGTCAATGTGTTGGAGCCGATAATGAACTCACTACAAATCATTGGAATCTTAGGAGTTATGTTCGCAACATCATTTGTTTGGTATTGGACAGGTCACAAGGATGGCGTTCGTGAAGGTTACACTCGTGGACGTTCAATCTCTAGACAAGAATTTTGGAAAGAATAGATGAAAGCGACAGAGGCACTCATCGATGCAATTGACATCATGCAAGATCGTGGCAAGGTCTACGGTCATCCAAGAATCAATCAAGGTCGGATTGCTGCAAGGTTATCCTGTCTACTTGATTACCCAGTCACAGACGTTCAAGCTGCACTTGCAATGGTCGAAGTCAAACTCGCCAGAATCACAGAATCGCCAAATTACACAGATTCTTACATTGATGCAATAGCGTATTTAGCAATAGCAGTTGAACTACAAACAGAAGGCGATGAACTATATGTTTAATTTGGATGATTACACTACGGTGAAAGAACGTATAAAAATGTTCTGGGAAAAATT